AGAAATATAAACGTGCTGATATGTATATGTTGTCAGACCTAAACACAGTGAAAAAACGACTTGACGAAATTGCCGCTTGAACTTTACATAGCCGACCCAGACCTCAGTAACACAACTGCTGGTCTGGTGGGCGAACACTTGGCATCAGCCGCCATATTACAGCGCGGCTGGGCTTGCTCGATGGCACAACAGGATGCCTTCGACCTCATAGCCAATAAGGGCAGAGAATGTTATAGGGTACAGGTCAGATCGTGTTGCTGGTCAAAGCGATTAGGCACACAGAAACAAAGCACAAAAAGTTTGCAGTTTCCAGTTGGCAAAGGCGGCAATAAACGATTTCCGACTGGCGAGGATTATGATATCCTAGCCCTCGTGTCTTCTGAACAGCGAGGGTGTTTTTTTATGCCTGTATCCTCAGTGGACAAAATCAAACTAACAATGCCAGTGAGCTATTTCAACAGCGCAGAGCGTGAGATAGATAGCTGGGATCAAACCATAAGGATACTGAGAGATGAGCTTACCCAACAGACGACCATGCGTAACAACAGAGCTAGGAATGGGTCTGGCAGTGACTGTCAGCTTTCACCCCAATACAGGTGAGGCTGTCGAGGTGTTTATGACTGGGCGCGGCAAGGCCAGTGATAATGAAATGCAAAATGTGTTATATAACATGGGTGTTGAGGTAAGTAAGCTGATGCAGAAAGAGGTTGACCTTGGATCATACACAAAAATTGATCGACTTGATCAAACAGCATGAGGGCTTTGTAGAACACGCCTACAAGGACTCTGAGGGTTATTTGACTATTGGTTATGGACGCTTGATAGACGAGCGTCTGGGCGGCGGTATATCGGCTAAAGAGGCAGAGTTTTTGCTGATGAACGATATCAATCAGGTGATTGAGGCCGCCAAGAAATATACCTTCTGGGATAGCCTGAACGAGCCACGCAAGGCCGTCATTATCAGCATGATGTTCAATCTAGGCCAGCCCAGATTCGACAAGTTCCGTAACACTAAGGATGCCATCCACGCTGGTGACTATGGCAAGGCCGCAGATGAGATGCTTAACAGTATGTGGCGCAAGCAAGTTGGTTACAGGGCAGAGCATCTTGCTGAGATGATGAGAACAGGTGAATGGCAATGACCCCTAAACAGTTAGACGCTTGGCGCATCGTTCCACGCCTACTGATCCTCAGTTACATGATTGTCTTCTATCAGACCTGCCAGTGGTTTATGTCATTGCCTGATCCAAACAATGCACAGGCCGGATTCGTCAGCGTCATAGTCGGCGCAGGGGCGGCTTGGTTCGGCCTGTATGTCAACAGCAAACCATCAGGAGATAGTTCACATGATGACACTACTAGGTAGCCTGTTAGGGTTCGGGACATCGTTCTTGCCAGAGGTTCTGGCTTACTTTCGGGCTGGTCAGGAACACAAGCAAAAGCTGGATGAGATGCGGCTTCAGGGCGAGTTGATGCAGATTCGCTCTAGCCTCAAGTTACAAGAGCTAGATGCAGAGGCTGATATAGCCGAAACAAAGGGTATCTATCAACATGACCGATCTATTGACGCTGGGGGATTTGTCAACGCTCTGCGCGGCAGTGTGCGCCCTGTTATTACTTATGCCTTCTTCGTAATGTTTGTCTGCGTTGAGGTGGTCATTATGCTGAAGGTGATGGAATCAGGCGGCGACTGGAAGGATGCAGTCGAGCTTATGTGGTCACCTGAGACACAGGGGCTGTTTGCCGCCATTATGTCGTTCTGGTTCGGCAATCGCGCCGTTAGCAAATATTACGGCAAAAAGTAATGTGGATAATACCCACCTATTTTTCACACTAAATATCTAGGCAAAAAAAAGACCCAGTGGCGAAAGGAGAGAACCACTGGGTCAGTCGGGGAGGAAAATCCATGCCATAAGCATGGCACTATTATAGGTTGCCGAAATAATAAAGCAAGCCCCAAAAATTGTATTGATCGTGAAGAATATTAGTCCAGCTAAGACAGTACAGCACCGCAAAGCCACCCAGAATTACATTCATCATTACTCTAGCCATTACTTGACCCCCCTCTCAACAATGTCCTCTGCGGATGCCATGACGCGATCAGCATACTCAACCAGCGTCATTTCTTTCTCATCCAGTGGGTTTAACTCGATAAACTTTTTGACTGCGCTTTTAACAGACGAATAGAAGCCTATATTGCGCCACTCTTTCTTGCCGCCGACAAACGACTGCAAGGTGTAGTTCGGATGGTCAGCCTCGATCTGGTAATCTTTGCTGATAAAAATAATTTGCTTACTCATAATTCGCTCCTGTGATTGGTTCAACGCCGCTATCAATAGCGGTCATGTTTTCGTTCATCAGTTCAACCCACGCCTGTTCAAACTGGCTGAAGTCACCAGCAGATATCGTGCCACGAGAAAAATGTGTGTGCCACTGGATATACTTGTAATCAAGCTCGTCCAAGTCGAGCCAGCGATACTTTGATTTGATCTTGTCTTTTGTGATCATTGGTTTCTCCCTTCTGGGTGGCACTAGGCCACCCATTTATCAGCGTAAATATTAGCGATTGGCGTTGACACGATTGCATAAACAAATGCGTGATACCGTGTGTCTTCATGCCTATATCTTTTAGAAAACCGAAATCCAGTCATAGCCATAATCGGTGCGATCATTTTTGCAGTTAATATTCTCATCGGACAGACTCCTTTTCATCCATCAATTTGCACCATAAATAATGAAGCGCACACAACGCCGCTTCCTTTTCTTCCTCACCACCTTCAAAAAGATCAACAGGTGTGCTATCAATCATTCCTTCCTCAGCATTTACATCAAAAAGGTCATAGCCCAACTTGGTGTACTTGTCCCAATAAGCGTCAACAAACTTAGAATATTTTAATTGATCCATCAGATAATCTCCTTTTTCTCTCCGATAAGTTAAATCTAGTTTAACTATTAACAGCCGTCAAGGGAAAAAGTAAATTATTTTTAAGTTTTTTTAGAGGGCGTTGCCTAGGTCAATCATCTGACAGGCTGGCTGGATAGCCATAACCTCGTTTCTGGCAGGGTGCTGAGACAGGTACTGCTCGACCTTTTCAGGGCTGGGACATTCCTTCACAAAAGCATATTCCATTTCCAGAGGGCGGTCTGGATAGATGAACACCATGATGAATACGATGATCTTCACCTGACTGTCGCCTTCAGAGCGATCAGGACGGCGATTACGCCTATTCCGACTATGGCAATAGCCAAACCAGCTATAACGGCGTGTACGAGCCTCTGACGGCGTTTAATGCGGTTTTCTTCTGCTTCCCTACGCTTACGCCTCGCCTCAGCACAGAATTTCTGGTAATCCGACCACATATTAGGCCGCCCAGCCCAAATCATCTGCTCTCGTAACAGGGCTTCCTGTTCCTTAATGCGCTCCAAGGCCATAAACTCAGCGAGATCGTTATTCTTGCCACCGCCACCCTTTTTGTTGACCTTGCGCTCCAAGTCTTCTTTCGCAGTTGTAAAGACACCAAAGGCGTTGGCGGCAGAAGCCAAGTCCCTGCCGTTGCTAACAGCTTCCTTGATAATTTTGAAGGCGGCATTAGCCGCCGCTAATTCTGCTAACATTAGTACACCCTGACCTTGCTGGTATCCACATACTTAGGCACACAGTAGGCTGTGACCTGATCGTCAGGATGATTATACCTTATGTCGGGGGATGAACCAAATCGGCGCGAGACTTCGGCGGCAAAATAATTGCAATGGTCTATTGACCGAAAATACATATCATTGCTTGAGAGGTAGCGACCATCTCCTGTCCCTAGCCACACTAGCAACAGGAATAGGTGTTCCATTACTTTTCCATTAGCCTATGAAGCAAGTCTTCTAGCCGAGCAAACCTGTCCTCGATGCGCCCCATCATTGTAGACATCTCATCTTTGTGAATGAATGTCTCTCTCGTGGAATTAATGCGTTCCTCAAGCCGACCAATCCTTGCGGTCAGGTGATTAATATACCAAGCACCACCACCGATTATAACACCTATTAGAACGTCAGCTAAGAAACCCATTTCCATTGTTACCACCCTGATGGAAGTTTGCCCACAGTGGGTGGACTGATGAGATTGTCTAGCTGTTGGGTTAGCATAGCCTGTAATTCAGCTTCGGTCTTGCCCAATGATGCCAGCACCCAGCCCTTCACCTGTTCTTTGGTCAGGCTGTCAAACGCTGTGAAGCTATCAGCATTAGCTTCGCCAACACCAGCACTGCCATATGCACTGACAGAAAGCGGTGCGCCTTCGTCATTCGTTGCGCTGTCGTGGGTTGCTGTCAGCCGCCAGTGTACTGACTTGGCTACGTCTGTTAAAGAACCCTCTGATGGGGCTGTGTCAATTTGTGGGAAATCCCAAGTGTAAGTTGCCATAATTTACTCCTGTTAGTTGGCTTCTAATGCGGCTATACGAGCCTCAAGTGCTGTGATTGTTGCTTGCTGTTCTTGAATGGCCTTTATGCACAGCGAAACCATATTGCCGTATGCTAGTGCGTCTGGTCTGCCTTCATCGTCATATTCGACAAACTCTGTCAGGCCAGCGTCATGCACCTCTTCAGCAATCAGACCGCCGAATATCGTGTCGCCATTGTTATTTCCTTTATAGGTAACAGGACGCAATGCAAGCAATTCGGTCAAACCGTGTGTCGCGTCATTGATTGTGTTTTTGTAACGCATTGACGATGTGGAACGTGCTAGTGCTCCATTTGCATCGACATTGACATTTGCAGAAGATGCGGTAGTTAGCGCATACACCCCTGCCGCAGTTAAATAGCCGTTTCCAGACCCTAGTTTTAAATATGTTGTTCCACTAATACCAGTTTCGCGGATAGTGAACGCGCCGTTGTCTACAGCGTGGTCTCCGCATTGAAGCGTCCAAATAGAACCGCCGCCAGCCGTGTTTGTTAAAGAGATGCCATACCCAGCAGAAGTATTCGTCCCGTCAGTATCTATGTTCAATTTTGCTCTTGTTGTTGTGGTGGTTTCAATGCCTACGTTGCCACTGGCGTCTATGCGCATACGTTCTGTGCCGCCAGTTCTAAAGGCTAGGTTTGACGAATCCTTACCAATAAATAAATTGTTGCTGGCTGTTGAGTTGTCGTAATAAATTGCATTATCTTCACCAGAACCGTTCTTATCAAACTTAATTATCCTGCCTGTGCCAGTAAGTTTAACATTTCCATTAACATCTAATTTTTCGTCCAC